GTCCGGCCGGGCCTGCCGGTGGCGGTGTATCCTCCGTGGCGACGTCGGGTGCCGGCATCAGCGGCGGCCCGATCACCACCAGCGGCACGCTGTCGGTCGCCTGGAACGGCCCGGCGGTCAATGCGCTCGGCAGCTTCCTGTCGGCAGCCGGCGGGACACTGCAGGTCACTGGCGCGCCACCGCCGGCGTTCTCTGCGATCACCGGAACCGCGACCTACGCGCAGCTGCCGGCTGAGGTGCAGCAACTGCCGATCTCGTTCCCGTTCTCCGGCAAGCCGGCGGCCGGGGCGCTGGTCAACGTGCCGATGGCGTTCGCCGTCACGGTTCCGTCAGCGTTAGCCGGCACCGTTATCTATGACACCACGCTGACGACGGCCGGCGCTGCATTCACGGTGAACAAGATCAGCGGCGGCACCACGACCGCGCTCGGCACCGTTACCGTCACCTCGACCTCGCATACCTCTGCCACACTTGCGGGGGCTGGCGGCTCTCTGGCGGTCGGCGACGTGCTGCAGATCGTGGCCCCGGCGCAGGACGCGACGCTGGCCGATCTCGGCATCACCGTGCTGGCGGCGCGCGTCTGATGACGACGCTCAATCCGGCCGATAAGTCGGCCAACATTACGCTCAGCAATGGCGATCTCACTGCGAGATGGAATGGCTCGGCCGGGAGTGTGCGATCCACACTCTCGAAACCCAGCGGCAAGCTCTATTTCGAGGCCACTCACAATGCTCCATTTGGGCCAGTGTGCGGTATAGGACTGGTCAATGCAGCGTATGCAATAGCGGGGTTCACAAACACCGCAAACACGATTTATAGCCGCGTGGATGCCCTGACAATCCAGGGAAACGCCACTAGCCTGGGCAGCACTAATGGGGGCTTGAATAATGGGCAGACAGGTAGTTTTGCGGTCGACCTGACCAATGCGCTGTATTGGGGCCGCAGCGTCGGCGGGAACTGGAACAACAATGTGGCCAACAACCCAGCGACAGGGGTCGGCGGGATTTCCTTCTCCTATCTGACGGGGCCATTCTTCGTGTTTGCAGGCGCGGCAGCCGGCACGGCTGGCGAACAGAGCACGCTGAACTTTGGCGGTAGCGCATTTACTTATGCGATCCCGGCCGGCTTCCAGGCATGGGATGCGGTGGCCGCAGTTTCGCAGGCGCGTGTGATGGTGCTGGCGTGACCAACATCGCCCTCACCGGCGGCGCATACACCGCGCGCAGCGTGATTGCCGCAGCCCAGCGCTGCCTCAACCTGTTCCCCGAGCCGATCCCCACCGGCAACAAATACACCGGCACATCCGGCCAGGACGAGCCGCGCAACATGGCGCACTACCCGACGCCGGGGCTGCGGTTGCTCGGCGTGCTGCCGAAGGGGCCGGTGCGCGGCATCCACCAGGCCACCACCGGCGGCATCTACGCGGTGGGCGGCGATACGCTCTACAGCATCGACTCGACCTCCGGCGTAGCCACCGCACTCGGCACCATCACGGCAGGACTGACCACGCCGGTCTCGATGCAGGACAACGGCCTGGACATGGTGATCGTGGACGGCACCGCGAGCGGCTGGGATCTGACCCTGGCGTCCAATGCCTTCGTGCAGATCAACGATCCGAACGCCATGTTCATCGGCGCCGACAAGGTCGAGTATCTGGACACATACCTGATCTTTAACAAACCAGGCACGCCGCAGTTCTACTGGAGCGGCAGCCTGGCGGTGACGTTCGACACGCTGGACTTCGCCAACAAAGAGAGCTTTTCCGATCTGCTGGTGACGATTGCGGTGGCGCGGCGGGAAATCTACCTGATCGGCACCCGCTCCACCGAGGTCTGGTATGACGCCGGCGCCACCGATACCGGGGCCGGGTCGTCGCAGTTCGCCTCAGTGCAGAGCGTGTTCATCGACCACGGCACTTGTGCGAAATACAGCGTGGCGGTCTACGACAACGGCGTGCTGTGGCTCACCCAGGACCGCCAGGGCCAGGGCTGGGTTATGCTGACGGCGGCCTACAAGACCAAGCGCATTTCCACCTATGCGATCGAGAATGAGTTCGCGACCTATGCGCGCCTCGATGACGCGATCGGCTTCTGCTACCAACTCGCCGGCCACACCTTCTACGTCCTCACCTTCCCGCACGCCGACAAGACCTGGTGCTACGACATCCTCACCGAGATGTGGCACGAGTGGGCTTGGATCGACACCAACGGCGATGAGCACCGACACCGCGCCAACTGTTTCTGTCCGTGTGATGATCTGCTGGTAGTCGGCGACTGGGAGAACGGCAATCTGTATGCGCTCGACCAGACGGTGTTCACCGACAACGGCGCGCCGATCAAGCGGGTGCGCTCGTTCCCGCACATGCTGGCCGATGGCAAGCGGGTGTTCTACCGGCAGTTCCTAGCCGATTTCGATGTCGGCACCGCGCCGCAACAGGCTGTCGCGACACCTCCCCTTCCGCCATACAGTACCGCTCTAACCCAGATCAATGTCGCCTCGTTCGGCCTGAGCCGGGCGAATACGGCGTGGGGCTTTCCGGCAAATACAAACTTTCACACGCTGCTGATGAGTTTCTGGATGTGCGGCCCGGCGGCTGTGCCCGGTAGCGGCTTTACTGGCGCGTGCGGCATCTGGCCCGCATTCAACAGCGCCGCATTCTTTCTGTTCCAGCCTGGCGCCAATACTCTGACCCTTAGCAACCAGACGATCGGCTCCGGTGGGCATTTCTATCAAGGCAGCTTCAGCCGGCCGCTGCCCCTTGGGATGCTGATGCATTGCATGCTTTCGGTCGATACGCATGCCCAGGTCGTGCAGGTCTATATCAACGATCAAGCCGTTACCGTGACCGGCGGCACATGGACCGGAACGCCACCATTCGATTTCAACGTGTCGAATACGATCAATATCTGGGCCTGGGATGTGTCTGGCGTCATAGCTTCCGCGCAATACCCGGCCCTGGCCGATGCGTGGATTACCAACACGCCCGCATTCGTCGATCTGTCGGTTGAGGCCAACCGGCGGAAGTTCATCAATCGCGATCTGTCGCCGGTCAATCTGGGTGACACGGGGGCTAACCCATTCGGCTATCAGCCCGCCATGTATCTGAGCGTGCGGCCCGGCGGCGTGCCAGCCGACATACTGGTCAATCGAGGTGTTGGCGGTGGTGCCTTTGGGTTCTCCGGATCGTCGCCGCCGACCTCTCAGGCGTCGGGTTCCTGTTCATTGCCGCCGCCACCGCCGCCGTTGCCCCCGCCACCTCCGCCGCTGGACAGCAACTTGATTAGCCTGCGCTGGTCCGATGACCGAGGACATTCTTTCGGTTCCCCGGTGACGCAGGACATCGGCGAACTGGGCGAGTATCTGACTAGCTTGCAATGGCAACGCTGCGGGATGGCTCGCGATCGGGTTTGGGAACTGAGTTGGTCTGTCCCCCTGGCCACCGCCCTGCAAGGCGCTTGGGTTGATGCTTCCCCCGCACAGAGCTGAGGACACGGCATGGTCGCACTTCTCCCGAACCCGGAGCCGCAGTTCTGTGATGCCGACGGCAACCCGTATGCCGGGGGCACCATCGCCACCTATGTATCCGGCACGACCACGCCCAAGGCGACGTGGCTCGATCCGAACCAGACCGCCTTCAACACCAATCCCATCATTCTCGATGCGGCCGGTCGCTGCGTCATGTATGGCGACGGGGATTATCGGCTGATCCTTAACGATGCCGCCGGCAATCTGATCTGGGACCAGCCATCATCCACCATCGTGTCGGCCGCGATGGAGCCGGTGATGGCGGCGCCAACCATCGCCGAGGCGGTTCGCCTGCTGGGCATTCAAGACCTGATCGACAACGAGGCTGCCGCCCGTGCTGCGGCGGACAGCGCGGAGCAGGCCGCCCGCATCGCCGCCGATAACGCGGAGACAGCGCGCGCGGAAGCGGCAGAGGCCAACCTGCAATCCGAGTTGGATGCGGAGATTGCCCGCGCCGAGGCCGCCGAGGGCGCACTGGCGGTCAGCCACAAGTTCGATGCGGGGAGCAACACCACCGACGGCACCGGCCACCTGCGGGTCACCTTCGCCACCACCTTCACCTCGGCCCCTTCGGTGTGCATCACGGAACTGCGCAACTCAGGGGATGTCGTCTCGCCCACCGTCTCGTCGGACACGTCAGGCTTCGACGTGTGGCTGGCGTTCCCGTTGTCCTCCGGCATCACTCCGGCCGGCGCGCGCGGCTTCTGCTGGATGGCGATCGGAAGCTGACATGAGCGGCAGCACCTACCCACCCGTCCCCAACCCGGAGCCGCAGTTCTGCGACGCCGACGGCCATCCGTATGCCGGCGGCACCATCGCCACCTATATCCCCGGCACCAGCACGCCGAAGGTCACGTTCAGCGACCATGGCGGCACGGCGCTGAACACCAACCCGATCGTGCTCGATGCCGCCGGCCGCTGCACGATGTATGGCGACGGCGAGTTCCGCCTGATCCTGCGCGACGCCGCCGGTAACCTGGTGTGGGACCAATACGCCTCCACCCTGGTCAGCATGGCCATGGCGCCGGTCATCCTGGCCCCGACGATTGCCGATGCATTGCAATTGCTCGGCATTACCGCCGCGATCAATGCCGCCGTGGCGGTGGAGACCAACCGCGCAGAGGCTGCCGAGACCACGCTGCAAAACAACATCAACGCCGAGACCGTGCGGGCCGAGGCTGCCGAAAGCACGCTGACGACCAACCTCAATGCCGAAATCGCGCGCGCGGAAGCCGCCGAGGCGGCGTTGTCATCGCGCATTTCCTCGCTCGAGGGCGGTGGCGCCGGCACCTACGCCGAGGTCTACACCACGATGCAGCAGAACACCTCGGTGAGCATCGCCAATCCGAGCGGGCGCCCGGTGCAGCTCACCGTCAACGCCTATCCCGGCAGCATCACCAACACTGACGGAGGCGGCGTTACCACCACCTACGAGGCGACCGGCAGCGTGCTGCGCGGCAGCACCCCGATCGGCAGTGTCGGCTACCAGGACAGCCCCACCCCGTTCCCGACCCTGTCGCCGACGCTCGACCATCCAGGCACCGGCACCATCACCTATGCGGTCGACTTCTCCGTCAGTCCGGATGTGGCGGCGACGGTGGGCTCCACGGACTGGACCAGCTTTGCCTATACCGCCTACTGCTACATCTTCGTGCAACTGATGTGAGCGGCACCCGGCCGACTTTTCTCGCCGGCATTCCGACCGGCGACTTCATCGACGCCGACAGCGGCGACATCACGCCGTCGTGGCGGGCGTTCCTGCTGTCGCTCTGGCGGCGCACCGGTGGCGCGGTCGGCCAGTCCAGCGACACCACACAGATCGAGGCTGACCTCGCGGCCGAAACCACGGCACGCATCAGTGGCGACGCATCGCTGGGCTCCGACATCGTGGCCGAGCGTGGCGCACGCCAATCGGCCGATGGGGCGCTGAACACCGGGCTGAGCAACGAGGCTGCAACACGCAATGCCGTGGACGGCTCACTTACGGCGCGGCTCGATACCAACGCCGGCACCATCGCCGCCGAGACCTCCGCCCGCATTGCCGCCGACGCGCTGCTGGTGCCGCTCGCGCAGCTCTGCACGCTCTGGGCGAGCTGCAATCTGGGCTTTCTGCCGACCTCCGATCCTGGCGGCAACAAGCCGTGGCTCAATGCCGGCGTGGTGACCGTGGGCGCGCCAGTTGGCACCGTGTTCTATCTCGGCCTGGAAGATGCCAGCGGGCACTGGGAGCTCCAGGACGGCACCGGAGGCTGGGTCTATGGGTGATTGCCTTGGCAGACACTAAAATCTCTGCGGCCGTTGACGCCGGCACGTTGGTTGCGACCGACATGCTGCCGCTGGCCCGCTCCGCCAGCACCACGGCCTACCACGCGACCATGGCCGAGATCGGCGTGTTCGCCGGCACCAACCTGCCGGTGGCCAGCACGACCACGCTTGGCGGCGTGAAGATCGACGGTTCCACGGTCACTATCACGTCCGGCACCATCTCGGCGGCGGTGGCAACGCCATCCTCCCTGACGCCGGTGATGGATGGCGCCGGGAACGCCGGCACGGCCACGACTTACTCGCGCGCCGATCACGTGCATCCGTCCGATACCGCGCGACTGCCGCTGGCTGGCGGCACGATGACCGGGCCGGTGGTGCTGGCCGGTGTTAGCACCGCACCGACAGCAACGGCCGGCACGAATACAACGCAGATTGCCAGCACCGCGTTCGTGCAGGCGCAGATGGTGGCGTCGGGCGCGGGCGTCAGCACCTGGAACACGCGGGCCGGCGCGGTGGTGCTGCAGCAGGCCGACATCACGGCGGTGGGCGCGCTGCACGACGTCGGGCGCAACCTGCTGCACAATCCGCTGTTCAATGTGCAACAGCGTGGGCAGGGGCCGTGGACGACAACCAGCTATACGCTAGACCGCTGGCAACTCGCCATGAGCCTGGATACCGTCAACGTTTCCACATTGGCAATCTCAGATGCTCAACGCGCCGCTATCGGTGACGAACAAGCATACTTTGCCCCGGTTAATACCTTCACCGGCAACGCGGGCGCGGGGGCATATAATTTCATCCGCCAACCCATCGAAGGATTGCGCCGGTTAGCCGGCAAGACGGTTACGGTGTCATTCTGGGCGTGGGACTCCGCCGGCGCGCTTCGGCTTGGCGTGTCGCTGCTTCAACTGTTCGGCACTGGTGGCTCACCGTCGCCAGTGGTGGCAATGAACGGTATCGCTGTTACTTTGAGCACAACACCGACCCGCTACAGTGCCACGTTCAACGTGCCCAGCGCCTCGGGCAAGACGTTGGGCACCAACGGCGATGACTGCACCTATGTCAATTTGTGGTATTCGTCCGGTGCCACGAACAACACAGCGGCCGGCGGCATCGGCGTGCAATCCGGCACCATCAACCTCTGGGGCGTGCAGCTAGAGATCGGCAGCGTGGCGACGCCGCTGGAGAAGCCGGACCCACGGTATGATCTCAGTAATTGCCAGCGGTTTTATCAAACCGGGGCGATGATCAACATTGGCGTGGAACTGACCGCTGGCGCGGCCCATCAAATCGGGGCTTCGCTGCTCGGATCAATGCGGGCAACGCCGACGATGGTTGTGGCCAGCAACAGCAATGCGAATATTACCGGGTTTTCACTGGGCGCGCTCAACGCCTCCTATGTCTTCACTGGCGGGTCGGTGTCGGCAGGCAACACCTTAACCACAATCAATATCACATTCACCGCCAGCGCGGATTTGTAGGAGCACCCATGGCAGAATACCAACTCACCGAGCGCAGGCTGGTGTGATGCGACATTTCCAGCAGATCGCTGCCGGCATCGATCCGTTGCCACTGCTGCATGCGCTTACGCTTCAGCCTGACCTGTGGAACGCCAATCGCACCCGCACCTGGCATCCGCAATCGGCGCACCGCGTCATCGATGACATTCTGCTGCGCTACAACGACTTTGACGCCGAGCGCGGCGATGACTTCGTGGAGCGGGTGTGCAGCGACATCGCGGCAGTCAACATGCCGGCGTTTGCCGCGCTGCCGCAGGCGGTGCCGATCGTGTTCGGCCTGATGGCGCGGGTGATGGGCGAGCATCTGGGCCGTGTGTTCATCTCCCGCATGGCGCCTGGTGTCTGCATTCCGCCGCACACCGATCGGATCGCGCCAGCCGAGGAGGCGTTCCCCGACAAGGTGCCCCCGGCGGTTTACTATCAGAGGTATCAATGTTCATTGCAGACGCAGCCTGGGGTGGTCTTTAGGGTAGAGAATGAGGAGGTATTTATGGAGACAGGCACGATTTGGTGGTTTAACAATCGTGTAGAACATGAGGTGAAAAACTTTTCGGGCAATGATAGGATCAGCTTAGTGATAGATATTAGGCCGTTCCAGCCATGCCGCGCATCAAACACGGAGCCTCCAACATCAACATGAAGCTTTATCGTGTCTTCAATACGATGAAGCAGCGCACGACAAGTCCAGGGCATCCGATGTTCCATGTTTATGGCGGCCGAGGCATTAAGGTCGGCGCCGAATGGGCTGGGGACCCACTAGCATTTGTAACCTGGGCGCTTGCAAATGGTTATCGTGATGGCCTTTCAATCGACCGGATTGATAACGACGGACCCTATAGCCCAGCAAACTGTCGCTGGGCAGACGCAAAGACACAGGCCCGCAATACGCAGAACAGGCGAGAGCTGACGTTTCGCGGCGAGACTCGCTGTGTCGCTGAATGGGCCGAAGTCACTGGTATACCTCGGGAGAATATCTGCTGCAGGCTCGATCGCTGTGGTTGGAGCATTGAGCGGGCATTGACCGAGATGCCGATCCCCAGAAGGCAGTATAAAAAGCGTGACCATCACCTACGCTCTTGAGCCATGGGCCACCTACTACCGGGATTGTGAGCCGCTGTGGCCGGAACACTACACTGAGATAGCCGTCGACAAGGACCGCATGCCGATGCGGCCGGATGTGGCGACCTATCAGGCGCTCGATGCGGCGGGGCGGTTGCAGATCGTCGTGGCACGCGATGACGGGCGCATGGTCGGCTATGTGCTCAGCGTGATCCGCCCGCATCTGCACTATGCCGACGTGCTGTGCGGCTATGAGGACGCATACTTCCTGACGCAGTCACGTCGGCGCGGCATGGTCGGCGTGAAGCTGCTGCGCGAGGCGGTGCGATACATGCAGAGCGTCGGCGTGCAGAAGGCGTTCTTTATGACCAAGGTATCGCTGAACATGGGGCCGATCTTCGAGCGCATGGGCTTTACCATGACGGATGTGGTGTACAGCAAGTGGATAGGGAGCGACTGACATGGGCATAGGCGCGGCGGTTGCCGGTTCTGCGGTGCTAAGCGCAGGCACGTCGCTGCTGGGCAGTTCGCAGGCGTCCAGTGCATCGACGAAGGCGGCCAATGAGCAGCTGTCGATGTACAACCAGACGCGCTCGGACCTCAGCCCGTACAACACGGCGGGGCAGAGTGCGACGACCTCGGCGCTGTCGCTGGCGCAGGGCAGCCCGACCGGCGGCGGCCCCGACTATGTGTCGCAGGCGGCGGCGAACATGCCTGGCACGATGTCGCAGAGCGAGCTGGAGCAGACGCCTGGCTACCAGTTCAATCTGTCGCAGGGGCTGAAGGCGACGCAGAGCGCCGCGGCCGCGCGCGGGCTTGGGGTGTCGGGTTCCAGTCTGAAGGGCGCCGCGACCTATGCGACCAACCTCGCCGACAGCACCTACCAGAACCAGTTCAACAACGCGCAGACGCGGTTTACTGATTATACCAACCTGAACACCGCACAGCAAACCAACCTGTCGAACCAGTTCTCGCGGTTGAACAGCCTGTCGACGACCGGCGAGAATGCGGCAGCCGCGACCGGCGTTCAGGGCACCGCAGCGGCCAGCAACTACGGCAACTACACCAATCAGGCCGGCACCGCGACGGCGGCCGGCACCGCGGGGGTCGGCAGTGCGGCGACCAACGCGACGAACAGCTTAGTGAGCTACAACGCGCTCTCCAATTATCTGAAGAACAACAGCAACAGCGGCGGCAGCGGGATGACCACCAATTCTCTCGACTTCTCCGGATACGCGCCATCGCTTACGCCTGGGCAGCAATACACCGGAGGCTTCGTAGCGCCAACATCGGGATCGACCGGGTGAGGACCACACGCCATGTCTGACACGAACGCCCTATCGCGCAACAGCGTGCTGGACCGGATCGCTAACCCCGCTGTGGCGAACCCGGTGGCGGCGATATCGGACGCGGCAAAGACGGCGAGTGCCATCTATGGCGTGCGCTCGCAGCAGGCCAACCAGGCGTGGGGCAACGCGCTGCAGCAGGCGACCGATCCGCAGACCGGCGTGGTGGACTACCAGAAGGCACAGTCTATCGCGGCGCAAGACCCGCAAGCGGCGATGGGCATGGCGACGAACCTGCAGAACGCCTCCAACATCCGCGGCCAGCAAATATCGCAAGGTGTCGCGCGCAACACGGCGGTGAACAATGCCATCATCGGCGCGCTGAATGGTGACGATGCCGGGTTGCACGATCGCGTCGTCAATGGGTTCAACGGCTTGGTCGCCAATGGCGTGATGACACAGGACGAGGCAACCAGATCAGCCCTGCGCCTGCCGGCCGACCCGACGCAACTGCGGGGGCAGCTGCAGCAGATCCAGACCTCGCTGGCACCGCCGGATCTGCAGCAGCAGCAGATTTACGGCAAGCCATTCACGGGGACTGCGCCTGGCGGCGCCACCATCGGCGGCACCACGAACATCCGCACCGGCGTCCCCACTGCGCCACCGCAACCCGGCGTGCTACAGGGCATGACGCCTGCTGAAGCAGCGCAGCCGGTAACGTGGACCGACAAGAACAACGTGATGCAACACACGACGCTGCAGGAATACGGGGCAGCCATCAACAGTGGGAACGCGCGCGGTCCTGCCTACGATGCCAACGGGCGTCCGGTGCAAGGAACCGGCGGGACAGGAGCCGGATCGGGCGGTTCATCGACAGCCCCACCGCCGCCGCCGGCCCACTCTCAAATCCGCAGTCCAGGCGCCTACCAGCCACCTGGCAGCAACGCTACCCCTCCACCGGCGGCTGCGCCCGCTCCGGCGGCTACGGCAACACCAGCGACCCCACAGCCAGCGAGCCTATCCGGCCCCACGTCGGCGACGCTGGCGCAGCAACAGCAGGATCAGGCCCTATACGGCCAGGATACCGCCCAGATGGGCGCCATGAACAAGCGCTCCATAGCCGGCAAAGCGGCCCTTGATGCATTGGAATTGGCACGAAGCGGCCCAGGGACTGGCGGCTTTGCGAGGGCGTATGCATTCGCTCAAGCGCAGGGCATTCCCCTGCCTAACGTCAGCGATCCGAACGCCTACAGCAGCCAGGCCGCCTGGCAGGTTCTGGCTAAAAACCTGCTGCGGTTCGCGCAGGACTCCTCGAAGGGCAGCAACACCGATCTTGGCCTGGAGACGCAGCTGCACTCGAACGCTAACGCCGAAGACATGCTTCCAGCAGCCAACCGCCATGTGGTGATCCAAGATATGGGCGTCCTGCGGCAACAGATGGCGATGGTTAAAGGGCAGGACTCAAGCGGCACCGGTTACCGGGATCGGACCAAGAACTTTCCGACCGACACCGACCGGAATGCGTTCGCATGGGACCTTATGACGCCGTCGGAGCGGCAGAACTATTACGAATCAATCAAGAAAAATCCGGCTGCCCTGGCGAAGTGGAACAAGTCAATGCAGATCGCCAAGGACACCGGCGTGTGGAGCAGTCAGCCATAGATGCCTGACAATTCCAATGACGACTTGTTCGATGCATGGGGCCAGTCGTTCAATGTGGACCCGCAGCTCGCCAAGTCGGTGTTCCAGATGGAGAGCGGCAGCGGTCAAACGAACCCGGCAAATCCCATGGGCATCCAACCTGCCACGGCAGCCGCGGTGGCGAAAAAGATGGGATGGGATCCGAAGCAGGTCAACGTCGCCGACATGGGTTGGGCGGTGCCGATCGCCATGCGCGTCCTGGCCGATGGGCTGAATGCGACGCAATCGGCGGACGGCGCGGTTGGCTACTACAATTCTGGCAGCACCGACCCAAAGAAGTGGAACCAGGGCTATATCTCCTCGATCGGCAAGATTTACCCGAGCGCCACATTGGCGCCATCCCAGGGCACGCAGGACGGTTCCAGCGGTCAGCCGGCCGCGACACAGCCCCCAGCGGCGCAACCCGCTCCAGCGCCCTCCCGGCCGCCGCAGGACGGCAATGCAGCGAGCGGCACCGGCATCGTGGACACTGCGGCCAGCCAGATGGGCCAGACCAGCAGCAGCGTCAGTGGCTTTCTGCGGCAGAACGGGCAGAGCCTCGATCCGACGCGGTTCAACTGGTGCGCCGCCTTCGTCAATGGCGCACTCAATGCCAATGGCATCACAGGGACGGCCGGGGCTGGCAAGAACGTGGCGACCGGCTTTCTGAACTGGGGCACGCCAGTACAGGGCGACCCGCAAGCGGGTGACGTGCTGGTGCAGCCGCGTGGGCATCCCGCGGGCGGCATTGGCGGCCATGTCGGCATCTTCGCCGGCCAGATCGCGGACGGCCAGCATGGCGAGGTCTACTACCTGATGCAAAGCGGCAACTACAACGGCAGGGTGGCGTATAGCTGGGAACCGGCGCAGACCGTGGTGGCACGCCGAGCCCCGCCAGCGGCCACGCAACAGGCGGCGAACTGATGGCACAAGGCGACGATCCCTCAACCTGGTTTCCGATGGGCGGCGGGGATAGCAAGACGTCATCCGCTCCAGCCCCGGCCCCGGCGAGTGATGATCCCTCGACTTGGTTTCCGATGGGGAAGGAGACAGAGGCGACGGACCAGCCGCCGACGAGCGGTCTGTCTGGCGGCTATATCTCGCCCACCGGCGATTACGTTCCGCCGCTAGCCATTCCAGGCGTCACGCCATCAGCGACGGTCCAACCCGTCGCGCCACAGCTGCCGGCGGCCGCCGTGCAACCATCTCAGCCACCGGCAAACGCCTTCTGGGCGCCGGGCGGCCGGGATATCGTCGCCAACAGTGGCTGGCTCGGGCGCAATGTTCTCGCACCAGCCGGGGATATCGTCGGCGACGTTGGCGGCACGGTCGGAACAGCGGTCAAGGGCGCGCAGGGGTTGGTGGCCAATGCACTTGAGCCGGCGGTCGGCACGCTCGCGGCGCGGGACATTGCGGCGCTTCCCGAAGCGTTTCCCTTGGCGGGCCGGGAGCTTGGCGCGCCCAACGCTGCCGCGACGCCGTCGCTGGGCGATGTCAGACAGGGCGTGCGCAATGTGCTGACCGAGCCGTGGCGCAAAGACCCGGTCACCGGCGAGCCCAAGCCGCCGCCCGGCGCGGCGACAGCACCCCAACCGGCTGCCGGCGCCGGTCCGACGACATCGGCCGAAGCGCTGCCAATTGCGACAACTCTGCTTGATAAGGCTCGGGCCTCCGGGGCGGACCTGAGCCCGGATTATGTCAACAAATTCATCGACAAAGTAACCTCAGATGCGGAGCCCGCTGGCCCGGGGACCGCCGCTGTTTCGGGTCCGAATGATCCGGTGGCCGGCATGGTGCAGCGACTTCAGGCGCTAAGGGATCAGCCACTTAACATCAAAGACGTGATGGGCATGGATCAGGAGTTGAATGCACGGCAGCGCGCCGCCATCAAGACAGACCCAGACCTGGCGCGCAGGATAGGCAATCTACAGGACTCACTGCGGGATCAGGTTGACGCCGCCACCCAGGCCGACGTTGGTGGTGGGGCTGATGGTTGGAACGCCTTCAAGGACGGCCGTGCCGCTTATTCCCAATACAAGAAGATGCAAGCTGTGGAAGATATGAAAGAGCGCGCCGACGGCATGCAGAACCCCACGTCCTCCTACAAGACGGCAGTGAACAACTTCGCCAACGGCCCCAAGGCGCGCGGCTGGTCGGACGACGAGATCGCATCACTCAAGGATAGCGCTGATCGCGGAGTTATTGGCGGCACGCTGCATGTCTTGGGCAGCCGTCTGATACCTCTGGTGGCCGCCGGCGTTGGGTTGACCAAGTATGGTGCAATCGGAGGACTCGCGACGATGGTCGGCGCTCACTACATGGGCGAAATGGTGCGCAATGTGGGAAATGCCTTGCAGACCGGACGCTTCAATCGAACCATGGGTGTTCTGGGAAGCGGCGTGCCAAATCCACTACAGCCGTCGCCGCCCTAATGCAGATTAATAAACACGAGACTCAGCGCCAGGACCACCACACCATAGATCGTAAGTGCTGCCGGAAAGATGCTCACGTCCTTCGGCGTTGGAGGCGCCGCGGCTGGCTCTGGTGCCCATGCTGGCGGTTCTGATGCCGCCGGCATCTCCGGCAATGCCAGCAACTCTGCCCACGTCAGCCCGTGCTTGCGGCGGAACGCCTCGGCCTGGAGGCCAGCAGCGGCACGTTCGCCGGCGTGCTCGGAGCCGAGCATGCCCAGGATGGCGGCCAGGCGCTGCCGTTCGGCGGGGGTGATGTGCATTGTGTCAAATCCAGTGAAAGCCGTGGGCCATGACGCCGCCCAGGGTGGCGAAGCCGGCCAGCATCAGCGTGATGGTGACGGTGATAAGGGTGATTTGCAGGCGCACGAGAAACCGGAAGTCGTCAGCCTGGCGCGCCTCGATACGGTCGAGCCGAACCTCGATGCGGGCCAGCGCTGCCTCGGTGGTCCTGGCAATTTGCTCCAACACAGCAACCCGGCTCGGTAGATCGTCCATCAAATCACCATGCGAGGGGGGATGTGCATGTGTCTAATTAGCCTCCGATGTGCTGCCGCAGCAGCGCTGTGATCTGCGACACTTCGGCACGTTTGGTGTCAGCCGTGCGGCGGCCAGTAATGCAGGGCCGCGAATAGGATGCCGCTAGCAGCAATAAGACCGGTGATGCCACGCATTGTCAGGTCGTGCTTCACCCCGGCTATCGCCGCCTGTACGTCGGCCTTGGTAGCGACGGTGTCGTGGATGGCGTCGAAGATGACTGACGCCAGCCGC